AAGTTAAGTAGATAGTGCTTTCCCATCGACTATGGATTCTCCTCTATTTCTTTTATCAATTGACTAATGTAGGTTTCTGTTCCATCCATAGTCTTCACTTCAAAAATAGAAGATCTTTGATATTTTTTAATTTTTTTATATTTTTTAAGAAGTTTTTTTACTTCGTCTTTGTAAATTCGAACTTCTATTTTTTCTTCACTAAAACCATCACTCATTTTCTTTTCTTTTTCTCCGGTTGTTTATATCCCCATAATTTGGGATTAGTTCGTCCATATCCAAAATCAATTTTTTGGACTGCTCCTGGACCATACTTATCATAATACATATCAAAAAGATTTACTCTTTTTGGTCCTCTTGTAAGATCAACATGTTCTTCGTCATCAACAATATACCAAATTAAATATGCATCATTTGGAAATGAAGAATCTTTTGCAGTTTCAACTGTTGTTTTTTCTAAAACAATTTCACATCCATATTCATGAGGCAGAACTTTATTAATTTTACTTTTATTTTCTGCCATTTTTTGTTTTCCTTCCATTAATGCACTCACGAACGACCACCCCATTGAATATCGGGATATGCCTCTTTTACATTCTCTAAAGTTATTTTATATTTAGTTTGAAGTTTTTTATCTTTTACAAGACAAAGAATTTCTGCCTCAAGGGGATGTAGTCCTTGGAGAATATTAATAAACATAGTTTCTCTACGAAGAGAACTTAGGTCATCGTTACCACCTTTCACAAAATTGTAGAACATGTGATATTCTTTTCTGATTGAAGATTTTCCTTGGTCCATTGAACCTAAAGAATTAGTATCCAATTCCTGCATTTTAGATACTGCATCTTCAATCTTTCCACTCAAAGTTCCACTATAGGAAGTTTGTTCTCCAGTACTGGCATAAGGAACTTCCCCTGTAGGAAGAAGGGAAATTATAGATTCGTCAAAATTCCAAATCAAAACAGTTTTTATAGAAGGATCTTCATATTTTTTCAATACTTCTACTTTTTTTGCATTTGATTTCTGTTTAGATACCAAATTCAAAACTTCAAAAATAAATGGATTTGAAGGTAGAACTTCGATTGTATTCGTAGATTTTAGTTTTGTTGTAGTCATAATTTTTTTAGTGCAAGTCAGACTTATTATATCAGAATTTTTTTATTTATCAATCTTCATCAAAATCTTCATCATAGTATTCATCCTCAAAAAATCCCTCTTCAAAACGAACAGCTAATACTTCATCAGGAATTATATTTCCGTTACTATCAAGAAATTCAGGATGAATATTTTGAATTCCATAAATTCTTTCTACTTGATATTGTTTAAATATCCACCCACCAATAAGACCAATGAAAAGGAACGTTACGCAAAATAAAATTGAAAAAGTCAAAATGATTGATAGTTCCATTTTTTTCTCCAGAGAGTTTATTTTTTCCTAATATCAAAGTGAAAATCAATAAAGAAATGAAACTCTCTACGAAAAAGAGAGATCATTTTACCAAACTTCACTTGAAAAGTTTTTGGTTTTTCTGATCTTCTTCTCCTATTGCGTAATAATAGTTCAACACCCCGATTGATTTGGAGTTCATTTTTATTTAGTTTGCTTTTTTCTCCTTCCTGGTCTTTTGTCATGATTGTATCTCCAAGCATCCTCAAGAATACCATATAGGTAATTTCTTATTTTTCTCGCTTGTGGTTTTGGAATATGTCCATACCCTTCGCGAAGTTGTTTATGAATTTCATCTGATCCACCTTCAAGATAATCATCTAAATCCATTACAAGACTGTTAATTTCATTTGCAGTAGAACTTTCAATAAACTGTTCAACCTCCACTCTTTTTGTTCCACGAACTTTTAGATAATCATAAAAACTTAAAACAAATTGTCCATTGAAAGCATAATCAATTGCTTTTTCTACGTCGTTACAAACTTCGTAAAGATTATTATCCATTAAACTAATTTTTGCTCCTGTAGATATTGAACAGTATCTGAACAACCACCAATATGCTGATCGTTTACAATTACTTGAGGAAAGGTAGATCCTTCTCCAAACTCTGCATAGAATTCTTCACGAGTAAAGTCATTATTCAATTTGTAGACTACATGTTGAAGTTTTGCCAACTCTAGCACCTGTTGAACTTTTGTGCAATATGGGCAACCGTCTTTTGAATAAACTGTAAATTTCATAATTGTTATAAAACTGAAAGTTATTTAGCGTTAACTGGAATTCCCTGTCCCTCAGGCAACCATACTTGTTGTTGAAGATCCATAGGAGGAAGTTCTTCTTTTGCTGCAGGTAAACCCAATTGACCAGGAAGTTGTTTATCTGTTGTTGATGTTATTGTAATCACTTGATCCATAATAAACTTTTGCTTTCGATAAGTTCTTTTGTCTTTATCGAATCCAACTAACATCAATGCATCATTCTCCTCTCCACAATGAGCAATTACTCTACCTGTGGTTTTGTCGGTAACCACCCAATAATCATACATTCTTTTCTTGTGCTTTTGATTTATTATAAGTCTTTACTGGCGGTCTGTAAAGGTTTGGCCAAGTATCTCTAATGATCTCTGCCAATTTATATGGAGTTTCAGAGGTGATCATTTCAAGATCTATTAGGAACATAATCCATATCTTTAAGGAGGGTGTCTAACATTGCTCCATATTCTTTAAATCTTTTATCACCAGCAACAAAACATCTTTGGCGCATCCAAAGAGCATCTGCAAGAAGTTTAATTTGGTCTTCTGAAAGTTCTAGGTTTTTCATAATTGTTAGAGTAATGATAGTGGTCAGTCAATGACATTAGAAACATAAAGATTCCAAAGAGTTGGAATAGTATAAGAATGAGAAGCATAAAAAAAGGAGTTCAGAGAACTCCTTGTATTTATTTTTAGAGTGCATTTCCACGAGGAAGAACTTCCTCGGGAAACTCAAATCGCTCATGAGGTTGATCAACTGGTGCCATCCAGGCACGAAGTCCTTCATTTAGAAGGATGTTTTTTGTGTAGAAAGTCTCAAATTCTGGATCTTCTGCTGCACGAACTTCCTGTGATACGAAATCGTATGCTCTAAGGTTAAGAGCGAGTCCAATAATTCCAATACTAGATGTCCAGAGACCCATAACAGGTACAAACAACATAAAGAAATGGAGCCAACGCTTATTACTAAAAGCGATACCAAAAATCTGAGACCAGTACCTATTCGCTGTAACCATTGAATAAGTTTCCTCTTCTTGGGTGGGTTCAAAGGCTTTGAAGGTGTTTGCTTTGTCTCCGTCTTCGTAGAGGGTGTTTTCAACCGTTGCACCATGAATAGCACATAGCAGAGCACCTCCTAGTATACCAGCAACTCCCATCATATGGAAGGGGTTGAGAGTCCAGTTGTGGAAACCCTGAAGGAACAGCAGAAACCTGAAGATAGCAGCAACACCAAACGATGGTGCAAAGAACCAACTGGATTGACCCAGAGGATACATCAGGAAGACGCTGACGAACACAGCGATAGGACCAGAGAATGCGATTGCGTTGTAAGGGCGAATGCCTACCAGTCGAGCAATCTCAAACTGGCGAAGCATAAATCCTATGAGAGCAAAGGCTCCGTGGAGCGCCACAAAAGTCCAGAGTCCCCCAAGTTGACACCACCTGACGAAATCCCCTTGAGACTCAGGACCCCAAAGTAGAAGAAGAGAATGACCCATAGAATCTGCAGGCGTTGACACAGCTGCCGTAAGGAAATTAGCCCCCTCAAGGTAACTAGACGCCAACCCGTGAGTGTACCAGCTTGTAACAAACGTTGTGCCAGTAAGCCAGCCACCAAGGGCAAGATAAGCAGTGGGAAAAAGTAGTAGTCCAGACCAACCCACAAATACAAAGCGATCTCGTTTAAGCCAGTCATCCAGGACATCAAACCACCCCCTTTGTTGAATTGGTTGTGAAAGTGTTGAAGAAGTCATAGCCTCCTATGTGATTTCTCATATTTATCTTAACATTGCTTAACATAGGAGTCAATGAGTGTTTGTACTTAGATATTGAACTGCTTTCATCAGTCCATCAAGATTATCACCTAATCTACTTATACCAATATTACAACTATCGCAAATCCATCCTCTAAATTTATTTAATTCGTGATCATGATCTAAAACAAATTTTTGACATTTTTTTCCACAGCAATCACAACATTCTGGTTTTGGAGGAGCATGTTTTCTTAAATTT